TGCTGTAGTTACCCCTACAGATTTGATTATGGAATATTTAGATGATATTGAAACATTATTAAAAGGAAAAGAATGAAAACCTTACAAGAACAATACACATTAATCCAAGAGGGTAAAGGACATAAAGATATGTTCCTTAAATCTGCTCGTAGATTATTTCCTGAATATGTTACTAATTTTGCTTCATATGGTGAAGCTGTAACTATTTTAAAACAAAAAAGCGTTATCTCTGAAGCTGCAGGGGGTGTTGTTTCTAAAAGAACATTTGATCCTTTCCAATCATTTAATAATTTTTTAACTGAAGAAGCTAAAGCTGAAGAAAAATCACCTACCAAAGAAGTAACTGATATGGAAACTAGAGGCTTTGATTATAAAGACCCTAAAGATATCGATAACATTTATGGTATGGAATTTTTGTTAGGTTACTTAGCTGAAATGGGTGACCCTAAAAATTCTAAAAAAACAGTAGAAGAATTAAAAGCTATTGTAGCTAAAAACTTAGCTAAAGATAGAACATTTTATGCTACTAACCAAGCATTTGGTATCAAAGGTATTGGCTACCAAACAGAAGCCCCAGGTTTAGGCGAACCAAAACCCGCAAAAGGAAAATATAAAGCAAGCGGCTACGGCGACTTACCTAAAAAGTAATGAAACAAGTACTCATTGAAACTAGACCATTCCAGGTCAACCCAATCCAATTAACTGAGGGTGTACGTTCTGCGGCTGGTAACCCAATCGTAGAAGGTATTTTAGCAACTGCTGAGGTTAAAAATGGTAATAGTCGTTATTATGCTAAGGATTTATGGGAAAGAGAAATTAACAAATATTCCCAACTCGTTAAAGAAAACAGAGCAACAGGCGAATTAGACCACCCAGACTCGTCTATTATCAATTTAAAAAACGTATCTCACATCATTCGCGACATTTGGTGGAATGGGGATACAGTACTAGGTAAAATCGAAATTTTACCGACTGCTTCCGGCAATATCCTTAAAGCACTTATAGATAATAATGTTATGGTAGGTGTTTCTTCTCGTGGTATGGGTTCATTACGTCCAATGGGAGAAGGTATGATGGAAGTACAAGACGATTTTGAATTATTATGTTGGGACTTTGTTTCTACACCCTCCAACCCAGGTTCATATATGCACTTAGTTAGAGAAGGAATTGAAAGAACAACAGTAAGCCCTTACGCTAAAGTAAATAGTATTTTAACAGAAATTCTTTGTTCAAAAGGAACCTGCCCTATTATATAATATTTAAGAAGCCTGCTACCTTAGGCAAGGTCCCCGAAAGGGGGCCTTTTTTTACCTTTGAAAAATCCATACATATGTATAGACATAATATGCTATCCTATATAGCATCAACAAATGTATAATTCCTTATTACGGTTTACTTTAATAACCGTACCCCCCAAATCAAATTTTGTGGAAAGAAAAAATGTCAAACAGAAAAATGCTTGAAGAAGCAATTGCTGATGCTAAATCCGTTAAGGAAACTGCTATTGCAAATGCCAAAGCCGCTCTTGAAGAGGCCTTCACACCTTATCTAAAGGAGAAATTTACAGCTAAATTAGCTGAAATGGAAGCTGAAGATATGGAAGAAGCCAAAGAAGAGATGGACGAGAACTACGGCAAAGAAGACATGGAAGAAATGTCAAATCCTGTAATGAGACACGGTTTAAAAGGTGACGATAAAGAAGAAATCGAAACTGAAAAAATGCGTGAGGAAGAAACAATGGACGAGATGGATCTTGATGAATTATTAGCTGAACTCGAAGAGGAAATGAGCGCTGACAAGGAAATGGAAGAAAGTCTTAACGAAGATGCTCGTACTGACGCCGAAGAAGAGGGTTACCTCGATGGCATGAAGGATGAGAAAGAAGACGAAGAAGACAAAGAGGAAGATGAAATCGACCTTGAAGACATGACCGAAGAAGAGCTTAAAGACCTTATCGAAGACGTAATTGAGGACATGGTTAGAGCTGGTGAATTAGAAGCCGGTGAAAACTTCGAAGAAGAAGGCGAAGACGAAGACGAAGAAGTTGACGTTGACGTTGATACAGAAGAAGAGACCATTGCCGAGAATGCTCGTACCGATGCCGAAGAAGAGGGTTACCTCGACGGTATGCGTGATGAAAAAGAAGATATGGAAGAAGGTTTAAGCGATAAATTAAGCAAAGTAATTAAAAGAATGAAAGACAACGCCGCTGCTGGCCGTCCTTTAATCGACGATGAAATGTTCAAATTTGTAGACAAAGCTGATTTATTACCTGCTGGTTTAGTAACCAAAGGTATGGAAAAATCAGGTGCTGGTAAAACATCTTCTGTAGGAGAAGCTGAAGAAATGGACGAAATGAAGAAAGAAATTGAAGAATTAGCTTCAACACTTTCAGAAGTTAAACTCCTTAATGCTAAACTTCTCTACACAAACAAGATTTTCAGAGCTAAGAATTTAACTGAAAGTCAAAAAGTAAAGGTATTGGAAGCTTTTGATAAAGCCTCTACTGTAAAAGACGCCAAACTTATCTTTGAAACATTAACTGCTGTTAAGGAAACTAAAGCCGTTAACGAATCAGTAAGAGGTATGGCTTCTAAAGCTACAGGAATGGCCCCAGAAAAGAAACCAATTCTTGAAGTTGATAACCAATTCGCAAGATGGCAAGTTCTTGCAGGTATCAAAAAACAATAATTTAATAAATAAATAAAACATGTCACAAGTACAACAATTACTCGAGTCTGCTGCCGGTTCATGGAAGAACCTTCAGTCAGATGCAGCTAAATTAGCTGCAAAGTGGGAAAAGACAGGTTTGTTAGAAGGTCTCAGAAGTGAGAACGAGAAAAACAACATGTCTATGATTCTCGAAAACCAAGCTAAGCAATTAGTAGTTGAAACTTCCAACGTTGGTGGTGGAACAGGCTACGGTGCTTTCAATACAGGTCAAGGTCCAGAATGGGCTGGTATCGCGTTACCATTGGTACGTAAGGTATTCGGTCAAATCGCTGCTAAAGAATTCGTTTCTGTTCAGCCGATGAACCTCCCTTCAGGTCTTGTATTCTATTTAGATTTCCAGTACGGTACTGCTAAGAATCCTTTCACTGAGGGTGCTTCACTTTACGGTAACACTGGTTCACAGTATCCTTTTGCAACTCCAGCTGCTGAAGGTGGTCTTTATGGTGCAGGTAGATTTACATATTCTACTAACCAAACTTCATCTGTAGTTGAAGCCACTTCTGGTTCTTCAGCTACTGCAAGAGTAGCTTCATGGGCTGACTTAAACTTTGACTCTTCTTTATCAGCTTCTATAGTTGCTAGCGAAGTTGTTAAGTTTGTAATCCCAAGTGCTACTTCAACTCTTCCTAGCTTTGATGCTGATGCTGTTCGTGGTTTTGTAATCACTTCAGGTTCAACAGTTACAGTTGATATGAACCTCCCTGCGTTCACTTCATATGACTACACTGCTAACACAATTACTTTCTATGTAACAGCTTCTTCTGTAGGTGCTGTTTACACTGCCGGTACTTCTTCAGTAACTGTAGACTACAACAAAGCAACTGCTTTGGGTGGTGCTAACAACTACAACGTTGGTGATTTTGAAGCTGGAAACGCATTCGCAGTTCCTAACACAGTAAGCACTACTGAAATCGCTATCCCTGAAATCAATATCGGTATGCGCTCAGAAGCTATTGTTGCTAAGACTAAAAAGTTAAAAGCTATCTGGACTCCAGAATTCGCTCAAGACTTGAATGCTTATCAAGCTCTTGACGCTGAAGCTGAAGTAACTAACATCATGAGTGAATACATTTCATTGGAAATCGACCTCGAGATCCTTGATATGTTGATCGAAGATGCAGCTGCTGGTACTGAGTACTGGACTGCTCTTAACAATGGTGTTTACAACTCTTCAAACCCTAATGGATTTGATTTCCCAACATCAACAACTCAAACTGGTTTCTACAATACACAAGGTCAGTGGTTCCAAACTTTAGGAACTAAAATGCAGAAATTATCTAACAAGATTCACCAATTAACTCTTAGAGGCGGTGCAAACTTCTTAGTATGTTCTCCAACTGTAGCTACTATCATTGAATCAATCCCTGGATTCGCTTCAAATTCTGATGGTTCTGCCGACAAGATGGAATATGCATTTGGTGTTCAGAAAGCTGGTCAATTGAACAGCCGCTACACTGTATATAAGAACCCTTACATG